AGAGGGCAACGGAGCAACGGTCGTATGACGCGCGTTCTAGCACTCATCGCCGCGCTCTGGTGCTCACACGCCAGCGCGTACCTCGGCACGTTTGACCCGCAGCCATATCGCAACGTCGCAACGATTACGTTTATCGACTCGCAATTTGCGGGCGCGTCATGCGCGATTGAGGCCGCAAAAGCACAACCAGCTTACGCGTTGCTGTCGCCGCTGATGATGCAGCTAACCGCGTGCGCAATCACCGAGCCTCCAACCGTCATAGCGCCGATCACATTCGGCCCCGGAAGCATCTATGCACTCCAAATACTCGCCACGCCTGACGCATTGCTCGGCCACGAAACGCGGCACATTTTCGACGGCCAGTTTCATCTGCCTTTGCTGCCTTTTGTTGATAGCGGCTGGCTGCGCTCCGAACGTTGTTCGGCGAATAGAGGTGTACCCAGTGAACAACCTGAAACAGACATGCGACGCGAGGCAGAACGTAGCGCGCAACCCCTCCGGGTGCCTGCAAAAGACGAAAACGTCTGCGTCATCTTCGTTGATGACTGCTCCGTGAGCTATTCAGATTTCGGCGCATTAGTGCGCGAGTGCATCCGCTAAACAAATTTACACAGCGCGAACCGCAGAGCAATCCGCAGATCGCGCAGCCACCGAACAAAGCGACAGAGCGCAACAAGTCGGCGCAACGCGAGTGCTAGCCACGGCTTCGACTCGCAAAAACAAACAATCAACACGTAGGTAAATATGGGCTTCAAAGTCATCACGCCACCGACAGAGCCGGTGACGCTGGCAGACGCTCGCCTGCATTTACGCGTTACCGACACGTCCGAAGATACATTGATCGCATCGCTCACAACCGCCGCGCGCGAGTATTGCGAGCACTACCTACAACGCAGCATCGGGAGTCAAACGCTTGAACTCGCGCTAGACGAATTCCCCGAAGGTGCCATTGAGCTAGAGCACGGCCCTTGCATCTCGATTACATCAATCAAATACATAGACACCACAGGCGTAGAGCAAACGCTAGCCGGTGCCGCGTACACGCTTGATGACTACTCGCACAAATCATGGGCAGTGCGCGCCTACGGCACAGAATGGCCGGACACACTAGAGGCCGCGAACGTCGTGAAGGTTCGTTATGTCGCAGGCTCTACGCCTAGCGCCGTCATTGCTGCGATGAAACTCATCATCGGGCACCTCTACGAAAACCGCGAGCAATCAATTGTTGGCGTGTCGGTTACAGAGTTACCGCTAGGCGTTAAGGCGTTACTCGACACTAAACGGATTTGGTCGCTGTGAGAGCGGGACGGCTGCGCGATTCGGTTGTGATTCAACGACCAACCACCGCGCGCGACACATTTGGACACGTGACCGGCTGGGAAACTGTTTCCACGGTTTGGGCGAATATCAAATCCGTTGGCGGCGCTGAACGACTGCGTGCAAACGTCACCGAATCACGAATCAACGTAACGATTCAGGTTCGTTACTCGGAAACGCTAATGCCGCCAATGACTGCCGACGCGTGGCGCATTGTTCACGGCGTTCGCACCTTTAGCATCATCGCGGCGCGTCCTGATTTTCGCCGCACGGAGATTATTTTTGATTGCAGCGAAGGAAGCATTGATGGACAGTGAGAAAAAGCCCGCGAAGCCTAAGTACGTTTTCGCGAAGAACGGCGAAAACAATCACGGCGCATTCGCTAAAGGCCAGCCCGTGCCAGCGGATTACCCCGCGTTGGGTGATTACCTGAACGCCGGAATCATCAAGCGTGGCTGAAATCGAAGTTCACGGGCTGGCTGACTTGCAGAAAATGCTAGACGGCTTGCCCGCGAAAATCGAAGGGAACCTAATGCGTGGCGCATTGCGTGCCGGTCAAAAGGTCATGCTAGACGAGGCGCGACTAAAAGCGCCGGTTGATGACAGCGACCTGAAAAAGAGCCTGCGCATATCGTTTCGCCGTAGAAGCCAGAAATTTGGTTGGGTGCGCATGCACCTAGTCGCTGGCGACAAAAAAGCATGGTACGCGCACCTTATTGAATTCGGAACAGCGAGCTACTACACCGGCACCGGGCGCACCGTTGGACGGCCTTACGAGATCAAGCCAAAAACGAAAAAGTCTCTTTTCTTCGGTGGTGTGGCGCGCGACAAAGTGACACACCCCGGCATTAAACCGAACTCGTTCATGCGTAGAACGTTCGACACAACACAAAAACAGTCTTTACAAACCATGGCTGACTACTTGCGCCGCCGCTTGCCTATTGAAGTTGCGAAGCAATGAGCATTGAAACGATCATGGCGACATGGCTAGGCGATTCCACGATCACCGCGCTTGTGAGTACGCGGCGCGCACTGTCGCAGTTGCCAACGAATACCGCATTCCCTGCGCTGGTTTATCAGGTAGTCGATATGACGCCTCAGCCGGTCGTGGCGTATCAGGTGGGCGCACAACGCGCACGTGCGCGTGTACAGATTAACCCACTAGCGGCAACCGTTACGGAAGTGCAGGCCATTCACGCAGCCATTCGCGCACTGTTGGACTTTAAGCACTCGGTGGTTATCGCTGGCAAAACGATTGTGTCGGCACGGCTTGAATTGTTAGGGCCGACCGACAAAGACAACGAAGCGGGCGTATGGACACAGCCCGCCGATTACACGATTACATGGGTCGAATGACTCTCTGAATTCCCGCCCGTTCGGGATGCACCGTAAGCCGCTACTCAGCGGCTTTTTTTATGTCTGAAAGGAAAACATCATGGCAGTACGCACCACAGCGGGCAGCACTCTAAAGGTCTCGGCTTCCGCGCCCGCAACTTACAACACCGCCGGTTACGTCGCGCTGACTTGGACATCAGTCGGCGAAGTAACTGACCTCGGTGAATTTGGACGCGAGTACACGCTCGTCACACACAACCCAATCAATAACCGCATTACCCAGAAGTTCAAAGGCTCCTACAACGAAGGCAAGATGTCTTTGAAGCTCGGTCTTGATACGGATGACGCGGGCCAAGTGATTATGAAGGCCGGTTCAACGTCGGACGCCGCGCGATTCTTTGAAGTCACCGACCAAAAGGGAGACAAGTATTACTTCCCCGCAATGGTAATGACGTGGAAGGTTGGCCTCGCCTCCGTTGACTCGATCACCGCCGCTTCGTGCGACCTTGAATTGACTTCATCGTCTGGTGGCGTTGGCGTCGTTGAATCCCTCGCTGCTTAACCAGCGATAACCCCGCTCGGTCTGCGCGCGTCATTGCTGGGCGTGCGGGCCGGGTCTTACCAGCAAAAAGGCAGTTATGACTGAGACCCTAGATTTCTCGAAGTACCTAATGACGGAAACGTCTGTTGTTGACATTGATTTGCCGAACGGCGAACCGATGTTGTTCAACGATAAGCCGGTTCGCGCGCACGTCTACGGCCCCGCTAGCGCTCGCCACACAAAGGCAAGCGAAGTAATGCAGCGCGAGGCCATGAAGCGCGTAATGGCCGCAGCTGGTGCCAAGAAAAACCGCAAGACGGAAGAAGAAGATAAAGACGCTGACGCTAAGTTTTTGGTAGCGATCACCGACCGAATCGAAAACTTTCCCTACCCCGGCGGCTTGGATGCAATTTTCCGTGAGCCGAAACTGAAATACATCGCCGATCAGATTCGCGCGTTTGTCGGTGAATCGGGAAACTTCTTCGGGGATGGCGAGAAAGCCTAAACCTCTACGCGAGGCAATTAGGCTGGTACGCGTCAACCCCGAAAAGCGAAAAGAAAGAAAAGCAAACTCGCATCGAACGGTGCATTGAGTTGGGCGGCGATCCGGCGCTACCGGAATTAGACGAAGTGCAATACGTTGCCGACGCATGGAACGCATGCGGTCGTCATCACGTCGGCATGTCCGGCCCGATCAGGATTCCCGCAAGCGAACTCAACGCGTGGCAACACGGCGCGGGGCGAACCCTTGCGCCGTGGGAATTCTGCGCGGTCTTGGAAATGTCGGCTGAGTTTTGCGCCGGGTACTACGAAGGCGAAACGCCTGAATGCGCGCCACCTTACGCACCCGCTGCGGAAGCGTTCGACCGCGAAATTGTGAGCAACAACATCCGAAGTTTCTTCGGGAATTTAATCAAGAAAGCGCCTAAATGAACATTGGCACGTTGACCATTGAAATGGCTGCAAACGTAGCCCGTATCCGCACGGATATGGACGCGGCCAAATCGACGGTCAATGGCGCGATGGAAAGCATCAAAAACGCGGCTGGAATGGCCGCAAAGGCGCTCGGTGCTATTGGTGTTGGTCTATCTGTAGGCGCTGCGGTTAAAGGTCTGTACGACCTCACTATCGACGCTATGAAGGCGCAGGCCGCGCTTAAAGGATTGAGCGAGACAACCGGCGCTACTGTTGAATGGTTGTCGTCGATTCGAGTCGTTGCCAAACTCGCGGGCACCGACATGGAGGCCATTTCTGGCGCCCTTACAAAGCTCGCCAAGAACATCGAAACCGGAAGCACGGAGGCCGATAAAGGGCTTCGCGCAATCGGCCTAAGCTCCAAAGAATTGCAAGGCTTAAACACCGATCAGCAATTCGACAAGATCGCGAAAGCCCTAGACGGTTACGCGGACGGCGCAGGCAAGACCGCCGCCGCGCAATTGATACTCGGCAAGTCCGGCGCTGCGTTGCTTCCGTTCATCAAAGACTATGTGGAGTACGGCGACCTAGCGGTAAAGACGACCGCAGAGCAAGCGCGGCAAGCGGATGATTTAGAGAAAAACATCAAGCGTCTGACCGCAGCAAAAGAGGCGTGGAAGAAAGTAGTTGGCACTGCGTTGGTGCCAGTATTAGACGACGTGGTGAAGGTCTTGCTGAAAATGCAGACAGAAACCGGCGGCGTGAACGCTGAGGCCAAACGTTTGGCAGGTGACGGCTCGATTCGCAAATGGGCAGAGTCCGCTGTTATCGGCGTGGCTTACCTTGTGGATATTCTGCAAGGGCTTTGGGGTCTGTTTAAGTTTGTGGGCGCTGGCATCGCGGGGATACTCGCGTCGTCAATGACTATCGTTAGCTCACTCGGTGAAGCGTTGGTTGCGATCATCAAAGGCAACTACAGCGAGATTCCCGGCATCGTCAAAGGTGCCGTAGGCGCGGTGCAAACCATCGTCTTAGCGGCGCGCGAAGATATGAAGGCGGGGCTATTCCCTGACCTTATGTCGGACAAATTCAAAAAGCAGTTCGCAGAATCGGCGGCGGCTGTTGGTGAGGCGTCGGAAAAAGCGAAGCCAAAAATAAAAGGTCTTGCTGAGGCAGCAGGCGCAACAACCGTTGCTGCTGTGAACGCTCTATCCAAAGCGCTAGATGACCTTTTCAACAAACTCAACAACGCCGACATTGATTCAGAGTGGCTGAAACAGCAAGAGCTTTTGAATAAGGCGCTGACAGTCGGCGCGATCAGCGTTGAGGCGTATTGGGTTGCAATGGCTAAGGCCGCAGCGCAGTCGAAAACCGTTGTGGAAATGAACAAGGCCATTGCGGACAGCCTTGCTGCCAACGAAAAAATAATCAACGACAACCGGCAGGCAATCGAAGATGCCGCTCGCGCGACGCGCGACAGCAACACCACGATTCAGCAGGAAATCGAACAAATCGGCATGACGAAAGTTCAACGCGATTTGTACAACCTCGCGTTAAAGAAAACGATTGACATAAAACGCATAGTGGCCACGTCATCCGGCGAAGAAAAGGCAATGCGCCTCAAGGAGCTCGAAGACCTTTACGCGCAGGCAGAGCGGCTAATCAAGAACAAAGACATTCTCGAAAAGCAGCAAGACACATGGGGCGAACTCGGAAAAACCGTAGAAGGCTTCTTCGCTGACCTTTTCCAAAACGGTCGTTCGGCGTTCAGCAACTTGTGGAGCACGATCAAGTCATTCTTCGCGCAGGTTGCAGCAAAGTTCGCGACGAAGTTCATTCTCGACGTCGTGCTGAATGTCAGCGGTGGCGCTGGTGGAATCGGCGGCATGCTATCGTCTGTTTTGGGTGGCGGCGGTGGCGCGGGTGGCGGCTTGTTGTCTGGGCTACTGGGTGGTGTCGGGGTGTTGGGCGGTCTCGGCTCGGTGAGCGG